AAAACAACAACAGCAAGCAGCAGACAAAGCTCATCAAGAAAATATGGCTAGGATTGAAAAGAAAATGGCTATAATAAATGGCGAAATAGTTGAAGAAAAAAAACCTGTAAAAAAGGCAACAACTAAAAAAACAACAACAAAGAAACCAGCGGCAAAAAAGAAAGGCAGGCCAAAAAAATCTTAATTTATGGACGACATACAAGTAATCGATAAAATTAAGAGAACCATATCTGCTAGAGAAGAGCAGATACAAGAAACAATGATGTCTGGTGGTTTAAAAGATATTGAACATTATAAATATTTGCAAGGAGAGCTTTCTGCTTTATACTATATTGCAAATGCAATAAGTGACATGGGAAAAGATATATGACAACAGCGGCAGAAAACAGCGAAATAAACAAAAAAATAGCTGAGGCTTATGTTGATCCAGGCACATTAGTGCTAGATCCAGAAAAATTAGATGAATCATTATTAAATAGGATGCCACAACCTACGGGTTGGAGAATGTTGGTTTTACCTTATGCAGGTAAAGCTAAAACAGAAGGCGGCATAGTCTTAACAAAACAAACAACAGATCGTGAGGCTCTAGCAACCGTTGTAGCTTATGTGGTTAAAAAAGGACCACTTTGTTATAACGATAAGTCTAGATATGGAGATACACCCTGGTGCGAAGAAAAGCAGTGGGTTTTAATCGGACGCTACTCTGGTTCGAGATTTAAACTTGAGGATGGTGCAGAGGTACGAATCATCAACGATGATGAAGTAATAGCCACAATTCTTAATCCAGATGATATAGTGAGCTTATGACGATAGAGAATCAACAAAATCAAGTGGAAACAGAAGTTGCTGATATTGAAGTAGAAGTTACTGACGTTGAACCACAGGTAGAGGCGGTTGCAGAACCGTCAACAGAAGATGAATTAGAAAATTATACAAAAAGTGTATCCAAGAGAATTAATAAACTTAATGCTAGAAAAAGAGCAGCAGAAGAAAAAGCAGCTCAACTAGAGGAACAATTAAAACAAAGAGAACAACAGGCGCAACAGTATTACAATACTGCTGTTCAGTATCAACAATCTCTTTTACAAAAAGAACAAGAAACTATAGATATTAAAGAGCGTGAGGCTAATCAGCTTTATAAAAAAGCACATGAATCTGGTGACGCAGATTTAATGTCAAAAGCAGATAGCTTAAAAAATGAAGTATCTATTCAAAAAGAAAAAATTAGAATAGCAAAACAAAAACAAGATGAGGCACAAACACAAGGCCAACAATCTTATCAAGAGCCACAAACACAACAAGAAGTAACTAACGTGCAACCAACAGCTGAGGCTTTAGAATGGAAAGCAAAAAACAGTTGGTTTGGTGAAAACCCAGAAGCTACACAATACGCGCAATACACACACATGAATCTAGTAAATGAAGGTTTTGAACCAGATTCAAATGAGTATTATGAAGAATTAAATCAAAGAGTTTATAAAATTTATCCTGGCTTACAGTCAGATAATGCTGAACAAGGTGAGGACAGACCCGCTGTGCAAAGAGTCGCCTCCGCCTCTGTTGGAGGTCGGCAAAAAACACAAGGCAAAAAGAACGGTGTGCAATTCAGTAAAACAGAAGTTGCCAGACTCCGAGGATTAAAACCACATGGGATGTCAGAAGACGCCTGGTTGAAATCCGTTGCTAAAGAGAAACAACTCATACAGTCTAGGGAGGCAAAATGACAACAGAAGTAGATAAAGATATGACACAATCCAGAAATTCCCGTGAATCCGAGAATCACGCTAATAACTCTCGTAGACAACCATGGAGACCAGTTAGAAAACTTGAAACTCCTGCACCACCAGAAGGATACGAATATCGTTGGATAAGAGAATCCATGCTGGGACAACAGGATGTAGCTAACGTAAGTAGAAGACTTAGAGAAGGTTGGGAGCTCGTAAGAGGGACTGACTTACCTACGGAATTTGCTTTACCTGTAGCTGACGAAAACTCAAGACATGCTGGTTTAGTTTATAGTGAAGGTCTATTATTAGCGAAAATACCGATCGAAACCAAGAATGAGCGTAATGCTTATTACGAGGAGCAAACTGCAAGGAAAAAAGATGTGTTAGACAATAGTATGTTTAGTGAATCTAAAAAAGACGGCAGATATGTGAAGTATGACTCTGATAGGAGATCTAATGTTACTTTTGGTAAAAAGTAATAATCATATATAGGAGAATATACAATGGCTAATAATAACAGCCCATTTGGATGTAAACCTGTTCGTATGATGAGCGGAGCACCTTATTCTGGAGGTCAATCTAGATATAGGATTGCAAGTGGAGCAACGACACCAATATTCCAAGGAGACTTGGTAACTCAGCTAACTGCTGGTGTTATTGGTAGGCATACTGCTACTGGCACAGTTCCGATTGTCGGTGTGTTTAACGGTGTTCAATACACTGATCCAACCACAGGCGAACAAGTGTTTAATAATTACTATCCTGGCAGCATCGCTGCATCGGATATAATTGCAAGCATAATTGATGATCCTAATGTTGTTTTTGAAGTTCAAGCTGACGCAGCAATGCCTGTAGCAGACTTGTTCGGAAACTTCGACATTGTTGACGGATCACCAGTTGGCGATACTAAGTCTGGAATATCAGCACTAGAATTAGATGTTGGCACAGGAGCTACTACAGCTACTTTACCACTGAAAGCTCTAGATATATCCCAGGATCCTGATAACGACGATGTTTCATCGGCTAACACCAATGTTTTGTGTGTGATACAAAATCACATTATGGGACAGAAAGGTGCTGGTTTAGCATAAGGAGTATATAAATGGCTATATCAAGAGCACAATTAGCAAAAGAGCTAGAGCCTGGGTTAAACGCACTTTTTGGAATGTCCTATGATTCTTACGAGAACGAGTATGAAGATATTTTTGTTATCGAAGATTCAAACAGAGCATTTGAAGAAGAAGTCCTAATCACAGGATTTGGTTCTGCACCACTTAAGTCCGAGGGACAAGGGGTTCAATTTGACAATGCATCTGAAAGTTACAGTGCACGTTATACACACGATACCGTGGCGTTAGCGTTTGCTTTAACCGAAGAAGCAGTTGAAGACAACCTTTATGATTCACTCGGAAAAAGATATGTTAAAGCATTAGCAAAATCAATGGCTAACACCAAAGAGGTTAAAGGCGCTGATGTTCTTAACAATGCTTTCTCATCTAGCTTTACAGGCGGCGATGGTAAATCTCTCATTGCAACAGATCACCCACTATCTGGTGGTGGTTCAGCTGCAAACAGAGCAACTACTATGGCTGACTTGAATGAAGCGTCATTAGAAGATAATCTTATCGATATATCAACTTTCACAGACGATAGAGGTTTAACTATTTCTGTTCAAGCGGACAAAATTATTGTCCCACCACAATTAGTTTTTGTGGCTGACAGAATATTAAATTCTCAACTAAGAACTGGAACAGCTGATAACGATATTAACGCAATAAGAAACACTGGGGTTATGCCTGGTGGTTATTCAGTTAATCATTATCTTACTGATCCAGACGCTTACTTTATTCTTACATCTGTAAACAGCGCAGGCGAAGGTCTAAAAATGTTCCAAAGATCTCCAATGGAGACTTCAATGGAACCAGACTTCTCAACTGGCAATATTAGATATAAGGCTAGAGAAAGATATTCATTTGGTTTCTCTGATTGGAGAGGAATCTTTGGATCTCAAGGTGCATAGATTTAAGTTGTAATACACTTTTTAAATCAGTATTACAAATAAGGGCCTTAACTGGCCCTTTTTTTATTGTAAAATAAGTTGTATAAATATGTATAAATAGTTGCATATAATTATATAGTTGATATTATATTAGCATGAATACAATAACTAAAATATTTGTTGATATGGACGGAGTCTTAGCAAACTTTGTTGAGGGTGTTGAGAGTGCTAAGTATCTAAATGGACCATTTGAAAAACAATCAGATTATGACCAAAGAAAGGTAGAGCTATCTAATGCTGGTTTATTCTTTGACTTGCCACCCATGAACGATATGAGAACACTTGTAGATTATGTAAAAAGCACTGGTATAGATTGGGAGATTTTATCTTGTTCTGGTGAACAAAATAGAGATAAGGTAGCAAAAGATAAATTTAAGTGGATTAGAAAACATGTTGATATAGATGTGTTGGTTACTTGTACTCTTAAAGGTAAGGAAAAGGCAGTGTTTGCAAGACCTGGTCATGTTCTCATAGATGATAAACCAAGCAATATTACAGCTTGGCAAAAAGCTGGTGGCATAGGTATTTACCACGTTTGCGCTAGCAGAACGATAGATCATTTTAAAAAATTGACAGCTAGTTCTTAGTTGCACAAATAACAGCCTAATAGTATTATCAATACTGTAGAAATGATTGTTGCAGACAATGGTGTTTGCAATGGCTATATAAAAGGAGGCTGATTATGACTACGCACTTTACTTCGGGTGTTACCAATGTCACTACTGACAGTACATTAGGTAAATTAAAAGCACCTGCACCACACAAGTATCATCAATACTTTAATGATTTTGATACTTACCTAGCGTCCGATTGGACAATAACCACAACTGAGGACGGGACTGGTTCTGCATCAGAGGCACTTGCCGATGGCGACGGCGGAGTTTTGTTAGTAACAAACGCAGCTGGCGATAACGACCATGACTTTTTTCAACTTGTAAAAGAAGGTTTCAAATATGAGGCTGGAAAACAAATAGGGTTCCACATTAGGTTTAAAACTAGCGATGCAACTCAATCTGATATTGTTGCTGGTTTACAATTAACTGATACAACACCTTTAGATGTAACAGACGGTGTGTTCTTTTTAAAATCAGATGGAGCTGCAACAATCAGTTTTATCGTGGAAAAAGACAGCACACAATCTACATTAACATTACCAAACTCTTTGGCAGATGATACATTTATGACTTTAGGTTTTATTTATGATCCTAAAGACCAAAAGTTTCATGTGTTTCAAAACAATGTTCTAGCTGGGACAGTGGTTAGCACTAATGCACAAGATGATGAAGAGCTTACACTCTCATTTGGTATACAAAACGGTGCTGCTGCTGCTAAAACACTAAGCGTTGACTATGTTGGTGCTTACAAAGAACGAACAGCAGTTACAGAACTATAAGGAGTAAATAATGGCTGATACAGTAATCTCACAAACCATTCAAGATGGTGAGAGGCTTGCCATACTTAAGTTTACTAACGAATCTGATGGAACAGGTGAATCTTCTGTTAAAAAGGTTGATGTCTCGGCATTAAAATCTGACAGTAAAGGTAGAGCTTGTTCAAGCGTAGCTATTTCAAGGATCCATTGGTTTTGCCGAGGCATGGGAGTTGACATTGAATTTGATGCCAGCACTAATGTTTTAGCTGTAACCTTGGCTCCTGATAGCTCGGGTGATGAGTATTTTGACCAGTTTACTGGAATACCAAACAATGCAGGTTCAGGCGTAACAGGAGATATTGACTTTACTACGGTAGGTCATTCAAATGGCGATGCTTACTCAATTATATTGATATTAAGTAAAAATTACAGCTGATGGCTGTAGCAAAAACCAAAAGTCGACCTAAACAAATACGTCGCACTGTTGGTAAAGGTGGAAATTACCGCTCTACAAAAAGTGGAGCGGGAATGACCAAAAAGGGTGTTGCTGCTTATCGTAAGAAAAATCCAGGGTCTAAACTTAAAACAGCTGTAACAGGCAAAGTTAAAAAAGGTAGTAAGGCCGCAAAAAGACGTAAATCATTTTGTGCAAGATCTCTAGGACAACTTAAAAAAAGTTCAGCAAAAACAAGAAATAATCCTAATTCAAGAATTAGGCAAGCAAGACGCAGGTGGAAATGTTAAATGGCAAAAAAGAAATTAAATAAAGTTATTAAAGGCTTGAAAAAAGCAAGCAAAACTCATGCAAGTCAAGCTAAAACGCTTGCATCAATTAAGATGAAAAAAGGTGGTGGTGCTAAATCAAAAACACCAGCTAACGTAGCGAATCCATCTATCTATGCAAGAGCTAAAGCTAAAGCAAAAGCAAAGTTTGACGTATATCCGTCTGCTTATGCAAATGCTTATATGGTTTCAGAATATAAAAAAATGGGCGGTAAATACAAAGGTGCTAAGAAAAAAGCAGTTGGTGGTGAGGTTAATAACTCAAACCTAAAACCAATACCAGCTGATAACAAAGGATTACCTAACCTACCTAAAAAAGTAAGAAACAAAATGGGTTTCATGCGTAGCGGTGGAGCTGTGACAATGGTTCAAGGACGTGGTTGTGGAGCTATGATGGACTCTAAACGTAAAAAAACTAAGGTTCCTAGAAGTTGATAGCTTTAAATGTTTATTATAGATATTAAAATGGCAGATCCAAAAAAAGGAACAGGCAAAAAACCAAAGGGTAGCGGTAGACGTTTATATACTGACGAAAACCCAAAAGATACTGTAAGTATTAAATTCGCTACTCCTAGCGATGCTAGGGCGACTGTAGCTAAAGTTAAAAAAATAAATAAGCCTTACGCGCGTAAGATACAAATATTAACT